GTCTAAGGACAACGAAGATGTTGCGAACCATCGTGAGCGATGCTCGCAAAATCTGTGGGGCTGCAGAAGCCCCACGAATTGTGTTGGGTGAGGCTCACGAGCCTCAACCTGGCACACTCTTAGAATTCGATGAAGGGGAGATGTACCACTACGGTGTGTACCTCTCTCACGGATTCATCATGGACACCACGGGACTGACATCCAATGGTAGAACCGGTCTCGTGGTTGTGAGAAAATTGGCTGGACCCTGGAGGGAAACGCCCTTTAAGATCAATTGTGGCGTTGAAGAACTCTTTGAACGGATGCCAGCCAAGGTGGACTATGACCTCCTTGTCAACAATTGTTGGGGCATTTGGAAACAGTTCATCCCCAGTCTCCCAGATTGGTCGGAGCGCTCAACTAGCCTTGAGGGCTTGGGCCCGTTCCACACAGAACAACAGTCTTGGGTTTCCAGCGCATCACGTTGGGCCACAGACGACAGTCTTGCCGAGTATGGGACAAACACACACACACTCTATTCCATCCTCAAGGCTTGCCTTCGTTTCTTGGTCCAAGTCACGCTCAAGAAGTTGAGCAAGGTGAAACCCCTGAATCTCTACCATCTGATAGTGACAACAAGGCCCACCTTCTCGGGTGTCCTAGCCACCCTTACACGCCTCTTCGAGCTCTATGATGTGCCCATTGGCGACTTTATCATGGCCATGGCGGAGCTCCAGGATGGTGCTGGCACACGTGGCTGGCGAGAAGCACTCAACATGATCCTGACGGCCTTCGGGATTCTGGCATCCTTCTTTGTCAAGAAGCCCCTGGACTGGCTGAATGGAGCGCTCAAGAGACTCCTGGCCGCCATTAAGGGCTCCAAGGATTTGGCCACAGCAGCAAACAAGGTGGCCAATGAAGCCAAGAAGGTTTTCCCCAGACTATTGGAGGACCACTGGGATGCTGATGTGGAGGCGAGCAAAACACTCGAGGAGGTCCTGAGTGACAACTATGCAGGACAAATGGCTGACCCCAAAACCCGGCAGATGGCGGTGCAGCTGGCACAGAAAACAGTTGCCAACTTAAAACACCACTCCATCTATGCCACCGGGGACGAGGGTCAGATCAAAGAGGCGATCCAGCGTGCTGAGTCCGCCCTAACACGCCTGGTCCTGGCCTCAACAGACATGGTCCCAAGGAAGCAACCCTATGTCCTGGTACTCGCTGGACCCCCTGGCTGTGGGAAGACCACGCTTGCCTCCTTCATTGCCAGACAGGTCGCCACAACACTCTCTACTGGTATCTTCCAACTGAACTCTGATTTAGACCATTGGGATTCTTACCAGAACCAGGGAGTCGTCCTCTGGGAAGACTTTGGGGCGGTCGACCATCCACGTGATTGCCGGCTGCTACAAAAGTTGGCTGACACCGCACCCCTCACACTGGATTGTGACAAAATTGAAAACAAAGGTCGCACCTTCACCAGCACGGTCATCATAATCACCACCAACTGGCAGCGCATGGTACCCCTGGAGTACGCACATCCTGACGCAGTCCTGCGTAGGATTTCACGCCACCTCCTTATCCGCTCAGAAGCACTTGAGTCCTGGTGCAGGAGGGGCCGACCAGGTTCGCCACCAGTTCAGGCGGACTTCAGCCACCAGACAATTGTGGGCCTGCCTGCCATGGCACTTGACTGGGTTGGGAACACCATCTATGGGCGTTTGCAACCCTTGCGCACAGACCTGGCTGGTGTCCTTAGGCCTCTGATGAAAGCGGCCCTGGAAGTGGCCACCTTCGAGAAGGTTGGCATCAGGGGTGCCCTGAAACACCTCGGTCTCAGCTGGTGGGCTGGTGCCACCCTTGTGCAGAGGCTCCGGACGGAGGAGGTGCACTTGTCCTATGTTGGTCCGAACTTTGAGGTTGAAGCTCAAGGCTACCGGGCACAGGTTTGGTCGACAGGTGGACAGGCTGCCTACAGACTCTACAAAGGGAGCGACCTCTTGAGGGAGTATGACCCCTCGAACCAATCCCAACAGGAACCACCATCAAGGGTTGAGGAACTCCTAAGTGAGATCGAGGCCGAACTCAGTTTCCCAGCTGCTTCGCTCCTTGATGTGCCACGACCCAGTGTGCAACGCCTCACTCAAGAGGCCGTAAAGAGGAGCAACAATGACCATCAAGACCTGGTGAAGATTCTTTGTGAGAAACTTAAGATCACCTGGCACCTTGTTCTACGGTTGGCCCTGAAGGGTGTGCATTTCCTCCTAGGTGTGGTCTCAGTGCGTGACTCAACCAAGACCTCAGATGACATCGCCACCATGTCCAATTACAGGGAGGAAGCAAAAGGAAAGACAAAGCGGGGCAGAGGTGCCAACCGAAGAGTTGGACACCTTGGGAAACATGGTTACCGGTTCAGTGCTGCTGAATACGATGATTTCCTTGCTCGTAGGGCTGACGCGAAGAGGAGGGGCGTCGTTTACACCCTTGAGGATTACTTGGAGGATATTGGCGCTGATGAGGATGAGCCTTGGCTTGCTGGCTATGAGGGCGCCTACACTGAGCCACCACGGATCCTCGACGAGTACTTCCATACAGTGGGTTGGGCCACAGTTGATGGTGACCGTCTGGTCACCGCAGCACACGTGGCCAAAGCTGGGCACTGGGTCTGGAAGGGCAACGAGTTGAACACTCTGGAACTCACAGCCAGTGCCTGTGAGTACGCAGAACTCAAGGCAGGCCCCTTGAGAGGGAAGCGTGTCAAGTGGCTTGAAGACCCACCAACAGGTCAACTCTGTTTCCTGGATGTTTTAAGAGATGGCAAGGAGGTCCAGCTCACCGCACGACTGGTTGGCTCGGTTGAGACCACGGTGCAAAGTTCCAAGGTGGTGGGCTTCAAGTTACATCTTCTTGGCCAGGCCACCCAACCTGGTGACTGTGGCCGCCTCTGGTACAGCCGTGACCCCTTTGGATTGCCAGTTGCCATTGGCATCCACACTGCATCAATACCACCCATCGGCATGGTCTTTTGTCAGCGGCGCATGAAAGTGCGCTTGGAGAAGGATGAAGTGAAACCACCACACTTGGTCAAGAGCCATCCTCTTGCAGATGGGACACACCTCTGGCTGACACCATACGGGGCCGCGCAAGGCACGCAGCGCCGCTCCGGCCCACCTGCCTTGGGGAGGCATGACCCACGTTGCACCCAGAGCCTCATGGAACTGGCCATGTCTGGTTTGGAACCCTTCCTTGGCCCGGACCTTGCGCAGGAACATAGATTAGCACCTGTGGTCACCGTGCAAGTCTTCCTCCGCCTTAAAAACCTGGTGGGGATTTGCACCACCTGGGATGATGAGACTGCCTTCCAGCACCTCGAGAAGAACACCTCCAGTGGTTACCCAAATTACACCAACAAGGATCCAAAGCTGCCCCACATAGCAAACACTAGAAGAAGGGTAGATGAGTTCATGGCGGGGAATGGCTCTCTGCACGACCCGGTCTATACAGCTGCCCTCAAAGATGAGCCCTATCTCTTGGAGAAAGTTGCGATAGGCAAGCGCCGCCTCCTCTTTTGTTCCCCCTTTGAAACAACCATGGCCTGTGCACGCATGTTTGGGCCCCTCTGTGAATCCCTCAAGAGGGTGCGTCTACGCTGGCCAGGTCTGGTTGGCATGAAGCCAGCCGCAGAATGGAGTTTCCTGGTTCACCACCTTGAATTGAAGGATCACCTGGTCTACTGCGCGGACTACTCGCGCTGGGATTCCACACTCCCAAATTGGCTTCTACGCAGAGCCCTCTGGGTCTTGGCCAAGCTGGTGGCGCATCCCAAGGCCCTATTCTTAGCACACCAGCTTGCCGAACCACGCTGGGTGATCTGTGGTTCTAGAAAGTTCCTAGTCAGGAAGGGGTTGCCAAGCGGCATTCCCATGACATCCATCTTGAATTGTGTTGCACACTGGATAGCCTCCGCCATCAGCCTGGTTGAGTCACACGCCCTCGATCCCGGTGTGGCCGTGCGTCACCCCTTGGCCGTTTACGGTGATGATGAGGTTGTGGCACTAAGGCCAGACTTCTCGGAGGCTTATTTTGACACCATGAGGTCCATGGGTTTCAGACCCACTGGCCCTGACAAAGGCCCCTCTGTCCCAGGTGTGAATGCAGTGGAGTTGGAGTTCTTGAGTAGAAGGACCAGGCTCCAATCAGGCATCTTGGTGGGCGCCCTCAAGGAAGAATCCATCAGAAGACAACTCTCTCTCACTCGAGGACCCAAACATACTGATCCCACCGAGGTGCGCATGCCCCACGCTGAGTATGTTACCCAGTTGCACTGCGCACTTGGAGAAGCCTCCCTACACGGGAGGTCTTTCTTTTCAAAATTCTGTGATGAAGTTGCTGAAGCCTGTCGGCTCGCCAGCATTGACTTCGATTTCTGGACCTTTCAGGCCTACTTTTCTTGGGTTCAGGACACAGCAATGGAATTGGAAGGGAAAACTGAACGCGACGGCCGCCAGGTGCCCGCGGGTGCCGTGCTGGCTGAAGACCCAACACCAGCTCCCCTGCCAGAGAACACTGGCGGGCTTGCCTTAGCACCAACCATCAACCCCATTGATCCCTACATTTTTGAGACATTTGTGGAGGTCCCAGCTGGCACCTTCACCATCGGGCCGGATACCACCACAAACCAGGTGCTTCTTGAGCTCCAGGTGGGGCCAGGCCTCAACATGTACTTAAACCACCTCTGGCAGATGTATGCCGGTTGGTCAGGGGGTTTCGAGGTTCAAATCCAGGTGGCAGGGAATGCATTTGTGTCAGGGAAATTGATCTTCGCAGTGATACCTCCAGGCACACCCCTCCCTGGCAACTCAACCCAAGCTAGTGGTTTTCCACATGTGATCCTCGATCTGCGTGTGGCTGATTCCATTTGTCTTCAGGTGCCTGACGTGAAGAACATCTCCTTCCACCTCCATGGGGTTCCAAACACCAATGCAAGGCTCATGGCCATGGCCTACACGCAAATGCGGGCCACTGCACCAACGGCCGAATTCCAAGTCGAGGTGCGGGTCCTCTCTAGGCCCTTGCCGGACTTTGCCTTCACCATGGTGGTTCCACCGACTCAAGAAGCTGAACTCACTTCCTGGAAGGTCCCAACCCGGCCTGTTAGTCTGATGACCAACCCCCGCTACCCCATTGGTCCCATTTTCGCTCTGGTGGCTGACCCCTCTGTCACCCAGGTTTACCAGCAACTTGGCCGATATTCCTTTGAGGATGGTGGGCCGCTTGGCACCTCCACCATTGGGCCGGCCCAACGCTGGCCCGTGGTCGTCCAATTTGTCAGTTCTTCGGCCGGCTTTGAGTTCATGCAGGGTGATGATTATGACGATCCCTTCATCATTGGTAGCCAGCCCACAACGACAGGACGCTGGGACTTTGGTTCCTCGACCAGGGCAATTCTGGCAGAGTATAACCATCAGACAGGGGTGATTGGTAGTGGCAGTCTGGCCAATTTCGGGCCACAACAAAGTTATGGTCCCGTCCTGAGGCCCAGCGCCTCCGTCACGGGGACCGAGGGACAACTCTTCATCATGCAAGTCCTGTCAGTCAGTTCAGACAATGTGAACACCTCGCCCCAACCAGCCTGGAACTGGCCCGATGCGGTTGCACCGGTTGTAGTTCCGAACCCCGCTGAGTGCCTCCTCCTCTTCCATTCCAGAGCCCCTGCCGTTTCTGGCAGTGCCAATGTTGAGGTCTCCTGCCTGATGACACCTGAGCTCTTTGCTAGTTACCTTGAGACCCGTGATCCCTGGCCGGCTGGTAGCTGTGCTCTCTTGTCCTATGTGCTAGATGGTCTACCGGTCCTGGAGTGCAAGGTTTATCCTGCTGGCTTCATGACCTGTCCAGCCACAACGGTCACACGCCGTTGGGACGCTGGTGGCTATTTCACATTCCTACGCTGGGTGAACTGGAATTATGTGATGACCCCAGTGAGAGCTGCCAACTCACGGTCATGGCTATGACTGCTGGAGCCGCCGCCGCAGGCGCGGGCCTGCAGGTGGCTGGTGATTTGTTTTCTACCATCTATGCTGTTGAAAACCAGAAGGCCATCGCGGCAGAACAGAGGAAGCTCAACCAAGCCCTCAACAGGGAGTGGATGCAGACAGCCAAGGACCTACAAACACAAGCCCTGTCGGCCAATTACAACACTTTACGGTCGGCTGGTTTTACCGAGGCTGACGCGGCACTCCTTTCCACTGGCAGGGCGGGTGGCGGCTCCACCCTCACCTGGACCCCGTCGGGATTCAAGAACTATGCCCCTGGTGCACAGCTTGGTGGTCGTTACACCGCACCAACCACCTCAACCTACACACAATTGGCAAGTTCCGCTTGGCAACTGGGACAAAAAGCAAAGCAGAAAATTCAACAAATACCCGTGTCAAGACGTGGGTATTACAGACTGGCCTGAGACACGCGTTCCGG